ATTATTCGTATTTCTATCTTGAGTTGGTCTGCTGCTCTTTTAACTGCTAGTTATGCAGGTATGTTGTCCAAAATGGACCCTACCTTTATTGCTACAGTCTTCACAGCATCTGCTGCTACCTTTGGTATTAATACGATGAAGAAAGGTGGTGAGGATGATGAAAAGAAAGAAGAGCCTCGCAGAGAGGAAGTTGTAGAAGCACCGCCAGAACTACCAACACCAGAGATTGCTGTTGCTGAACCATCTCTTGAAGCAAGAGTTGAAGTTTTAGAAGGACAAGTACAACCTCGCACAGGTGGAGCATAATGGCAAAGTCCGCAAACAAAGGTAAAAAGGGTTCTGGTGGAGCAGGTTCTGCCAACAATAAAAAACAGAACTCTGGAAATGCCACTGCCAAAAAGGCAAAGAATGGTGGTAAGAAAAAATGATGGAATTGATTGCATTTATGATTGTTGGTTACGCCGAGATTAGTCCCGGTCAATGCCAATTGGAATATCTTCGTTATAATGATATACACTCACTTGTAATCCCGTGCCAAGAGAATGGAACACTCCAGAGAGGGAGTGTTGGAATGCTCCAATCCATCAAATACTTAAAGCCATAGATAACCACACCCGTCTTTGGATGAAGACGGGTGATTATTGGCATGAGGAACAAGCACAAATATTACGGAATTATGTCAAAGATTTGAAAGTTTGGATACATAAAGAAGAAGGATGGTGGGATGAATGAAAAAACTCCTCACAGCAATCGGTTTATCATTAACTCTAGTTGCTCCAGTTACAGCAGAATCAATTAAGGCAACACATCCAATAGTTCAAGACTACAGCCTCGCAGCAATGGGTTGTATGATACTTCTGGATTGTTATGAGGGAATAGAAAAGATTTCTCCAGATAAAGATTTTGGAGATAGATTTGTTTTATTCAAAGATGAAGTCAAAAGAATACTGACTGCCCTTGATAAACTTGGTATCAGTGTTTATCTGGGTAACGAAAGATACTTCACAAGAAGCACCCTGGGCATTTATAAACCAGACTATAATCGTCTGTTTATTAGTAAGAGACTTCTAGATGACCCAAGAGAGTTTCTAGGCACATTGCGTCATGAAGGTTGGCACACTGTTCAAGATTGTATGGGTGGTGGATTAGAGACTTCGTTTATGGCACAAGTTCATCAGGACAACGAAATTCCTGATTGGTTAAGAGATAGAGTCACCAGAACTTATAGTATTGCTGGAATGGGACGTGCTGTTCCTTGGGAAGTTGATGCAAACTGGGCAGAGGAACAATCTAATGTGACTGCTGAAAAGTTGGAGATGTGTGCCAAAGGTCCTTTATGGGAACAAATTCCACCAACACCAATGACAAAAGAATGGTTGATTGGTTGTGGATTTATGAAACCTCGTGATGGTTTGTATCCATATTATCCTGATAAAAAGAAAGCATATTGTACTCCAGGTAAATACTGATGCCACAAGATTTTCCCTGGGGAGTAATGGCAATTCTTGTTCCAGGACTTATTTTTGTAGCGTATATCATTTACTACATATTACGATTAGCAAATGAGGAAATGAAAGATGAAGAATCTAGCAATCATTCTGTCAGCAACGAGTCTGGCGATTAGTGGAGCACTTTGTTATGGTGCTTATGTGACTTATAAGAAAGCAGAAGCAATTCTCAACAACCCAGAGCAGTTTGTTGGTAAAGTTGTTGAGAACCAAGTAAATAAAGCATTTGAAAAACTTCCTATTCCTAAACTAAATACTGGGAGTATTAAGTTTCCTTTCTAATGGATAATAAAGACCCATACATATATCGTATTCGCTCAATCCATAAGGTAGTCGATGGGGACACTATTGACGCTGATATTGATTTGGGGTTTGACATTTCTCTCACTAAACGCATTCGCCTTGCTGGGGTTGATACTCCTGAAAGCCGCACCGCAGATGCGAATGAGAAAAAATACGGACTTGAATCAAAAGAATGGTTGAAGCATCGTTGTGAAGGTGCTAAGAACATTCTAATCAAGACTGAACTTCCTGATTCTACTGAGAAGTATGGTAGAATCATCGGGCACTTGTTTATCAATGATGAAGCAACATCACTCAATGATCAGATGATTGCTGAGGGTTATGCCTGGAATTATGATGGTGGCACCAAGAAGAAGAACTTTGCTGAACTTGATGCAAAGAGAAAACCTAAATAACTAAAAAGTATTCGTAAGATGGACGCACAAGAACTTCGCAATCTTCAAGAAGCATATATGGAAGTTTATGATAATGAGTTGGGTGAAGGTTATAAAAGATTTCCTTACAAAAGAGTAGAGGATAAAATCCATAAAAAAGAAGCAGTCAATCCAACTGGTCGTGGAACACCACAATCAGTAAATATGGATAAAGTATTCCGTCATTTCAAAGGTGAAGTTCATAGAACTGAAAAAAGAGAACACAGTCCTCAAATCTCAAAGGCAAAAGAAGCAGAAAATAGAGCAAGAAGAACTCAAAAAGAACAAAAAGACATCTACGACAACATTCCTTCACACTTATTTGATGAAGAAAAAAAGCCTTTACCAGTTGATAAAATGAGAGGGCAAAGCTTTGCTCATAGAGTAAGGTCTAATGATAAAAATATCTCCAAATCTTTGAGTTATCATACAAGAGCAAATAGAATTGACGATACATTATCTGGTAAAAGAAAACCTCAAGTTTCTAGAGGAAAATACGCAGAAAGGGAAAGAGAAAATAATAGATTTTCCAATCGTCTAATGAGAAGTGATAAACAAGGCATTCGTGATAGTTATGATTACTACGACATCATCCTTTCACACTTACTTGATGAAGGATATGCTGAAACACCAGAGGCAGCAGAAGCAATTATGGTGAATATGAGTGAAGAGTGGAGACAGAGTATTCTTGGTTGATAATCACTTACCATAATACTTCTTATGTTGTTCTAACTTCTGTTTCTTGAATTCTTTTTTTAGAGTCTTATTGATTTTCTTTTGGTGCTCATAAGCAAAGAAGAGTTGTAGTTCATAGTCAGTTAGATCTTTGCTTAGTGCTTTCTTTGCCTGAGCAAAGAGTCTTTCAACTACTGGTTTAAACTTCTTTACCAACCATTCCACCAAAGATTTGCCAACAAGAGCCGCAGCAACAGAAGCAGTAGCAGTGGTGCCAGCAAGAATAACTTGCTCTTTAGGTGGGACAGGGATTTCTCCGACGATTGGTACTTCAATGACAGGAACTCCTAGATTGGTAGGTTGGTTTGTGTCTTTGATTATTTTGTCTTGTATTGATTCCTGAGGAACTTGAACTTGAGGGGCAATAGGTTTTGAGTCTGGCAGTCCTCTAGTCTTTTCATCCTGTTCTTGTTGTTGTTTTTGTTGTTCTGCTCTTACAGCAGCATCAAATTCTTCTTGAGTTGGAACATCAATAACTGGATAGTTTAAAGTTGGATCGGGAATATTGATAATAGGTAGTTCTAATCCACGCACTAAAGTTGGTTCTGTTCTTTTGGTAACAGGAGGTTCTATTGTAGGAATGATTGGTGGTCCGTCAATTTTTACGGACGATGGACTGATTATTTTTATTTCCATTGACTACATCCTGTACATTTGGATACTTAACAACTACATCAGCACATATTTTTGCGTATGGACTTTGTGGGTGAAATGAAATACCTGACTTTATTGCTTCACCACACTTGAGAAGACGAACCAATTCAAAATCAAGTCGTGCCTTATCTGCTTCTGCCTGTTGTCTTGTGATTTCTGTGCGAACTCTTGCTTTACAAAGTTCTTGAAAAGACCCGTCAAGGGGTAAAGAGAACCCTGCAGAGACTCCTCCGTTGAATGAATTATTTTGATATGATGTTGGGTCAGTGTTATTAGATAGACTATTATATCCAAAGGTTTGAAGGTTCAGAGTCGGACCTTGACAAGACACACCAGAACCATAAGTATTCACAGAAAAAGGACCCTGTAGCACCTGTACTGCCTGGTTGGTGACATTACCAGTCGCAGATGCTGAGGGTCCTGCAATGTTCGTATTAGATGGTGCCTCTGCAAATACAGGAGACGCTAAACCGATTATTGTGTGAAGACCGATAATGAATTTGTGGTAGACTCTTCTACCGTTTTGCGATCTATCCATGTTTCTTTCGCAATTCCAGGAGTCAAGTGAGTTTCACTAAACTGGAACGGAGCACCTTGCGTTTGAATTGTGTAGTTCGCACCTGGACCAGGACGGGCAGGTATATTGATATTAGTACCAGTGACAGTATAAGATGTTCCAGTTGTATATTCTATTTGTTTGATAACTTCAACCACTTCAGTTCGAGTTTTAGTCTCAGAAGTAATGGTGCCACTCGTAAAATTAGGAGTGACAGGTGCTGCAAAACAAGGAGTAATAACTCCCAAGACTGCAACCAGTCCGAGAGTTATGTGTCTCACTTGAATACGCTCAATTCAACGGTTCTTTGTGCTGTACCAGTGCTTCCAGGACCACCAGCAGTGATGGTAGGAACACCAGTTGAACTCAGAGTACCTGCAAGAGAACCTGCAGAACCACCTAACTGAGTAGTAGAGTCGCTATAAAGGTTGGGAGCAGCAATTGTTCCAGAAGCTGCCGACTGAGAGGTGACAACTGTATCAGCAGTAATTGTGGATTCACTGAAAGAAAATGCTGAACCATTGGTGTTGATTGCGTAAGAACCAGCAGTACCAACTCCACCAAGAGTTGTTACGTTGATATTTGTTCCAGAGACGGAATATTGTCCACCGACTCTAGTTGATTGTACCGCTGCACCCTGAACGCCGAGTTGAACAGAATCAACAATTTTATGTGTAATTTCACCAGCAAAAACAGGAGTTGTAAAGAATAACGAAAAGGCTAATAGGAGTCTTTTCATTTTTCCAGATATGAACCTAGCTTATTTAGGAAAGACACTTTTCAAATTGTCACCTTGACAAATCCTAAATATTAACTTATTATGAAGAGTCCCTATCCAGGGATTACGTCATGAGATTTTGATGTGATTTTAGAGCCCAGGAGATTCCCCTCTGAGAAGAGGGAAGTGCGGTTTCTCTATTGGGATGTCGAGTTCAATTGGAGTTAATGCAAAATTTCTTTACAGTAGCCCTGCCTCTTCTGGCAACGGTTACAACCAATGTGGCAACACTGCCTTCAGTGTTTCCTCCTCCACCTGTGAGTGGTCCCCCACCATTCTCTATTATTCGTGAGGAGCCTACATCAAAGACAGCGACCAAAGAGGTTGCTCCCGAAAAACCTAAAGAGACAAGGTTAATTTGTAAAGGGTGTAATGAAAATGAGAATGCTACCCTGGCATTTTTCCAGGAACGTGGTATTAAAGACAGAAACGCCCTTGCTACCATCATGGGTAATATTCGTCAGGAATCAACTTTTATTCCTAATATTTGTGAAGGTGGTAGCAGAACCAGTTGGCATAACTGCTATGGTGGTTATGGACTGATTCAATGGACATCTGCCAATCGTTATTATGGATTGGGTGATTTTGCTAAGAAGAATGGTGGTTCTCCATCATCTCTTCACACGCAACTTCGTTATCTGACCAATGAAGTCCAATGGCAACGTATTGAAGACAGGATGAAAATCCCTGGTAAGTCGATCAATCGTTACATGGACTATGCGTATAGTTGGATTGGTTGGGGGTATCATGGTGCTCGTACATCTTATGCTCATGAGTATGCTTCCAAACTGATCACGGTAGAAGTTTGATATATAAGGGGAGTGCTGCA